GGTGCTTGCAAACAACCTGAGCTGGGCGCACTGTAACCTCTCCGGTGGAATCTTGGGGAGCGCAGGAGTCAGCTCTGTAACGAGGCCAAGCACAGGAGTCTACTACGTCAACTTCACTAACGCTGCGGCATCTACTAATGCTCAGGCGGGAGTAGCGAACGTGGTCTCGGTATTCGGCTTTATTGCTATGTGTACCCCACTAAGCACGACACGGATACAAGTGACCATAACGACCCACGCTGGCGCATACTCGAACCAAGCGTTCATGATACAGCGGACATACTAAAGGAATACAGAAAAATGGCAGTAGAGTGGACAGCAGTACAAGCAGACTGGGTAGACGACGACAGTCCGGGGATGGTCAATGTGACATCCCTGCACTGGCAAGCGTTACTGGTTGAAGGGGAATACACGGCACGCGCGTACGGCGCTGCGCCGGACACAGGCAACCGTGTATACACCAAGGCCGCACTCGAAGCAGTGCCAGCCAACATTGTCGTTAACTGGATACACGACGCCCTAGGCGCAGACGAAGTCGCAGCCCTAGAGCAACGTCTGGCAGACGACATCAGTCAACAACAGAACCCCACATCGGGATCAACAACACCTAAATAAGGAGGCATGTTGTGCCTTTACAAACTGCGGCAACGTGGTTTTCGGATAGCGTACCAGCATGGCTCGTAACCGGAGTCGTCCTTATGGGCGGCTACGCTTACGACAAAGCCAGCAACACAGAGAAGCGCATCACGACAATCGAAGCCAAAACATCAAGGTACGAGCAGGACGTTCAGGAGATTAAAGACTCCGTCAATCGAATCGAAGATGTATTAATAAGCAAGGAGTAACAATGAGCAAAAGCACCGAACAGGAGCTGAGCGCACTGCACGGTGCAGTAGCTCAAGTTCTCAGGAAGCAGATCGAGGAGGAGATAACCATCATCAACGAAGATGGGGAATCTCAGACAATCATGAATGCCTCCCCCGCAACACTGGGGGTGGCGATCAAGTTCCTCAAGGACAACAACATAACCGCCAGCATCGAGGACGACGAGAACATGTCCGACCTCGACGAGCTGTTAAAGTCCAAGCGCGAGAAGCGCTCCCTTCGGCTTGTTAGCGAGGGGTAGTAACAGGGAGACCCTATGACGGATCTTAAACAGGAAGCGCTCGCACGCTGGGATAAGTTGGAGAGACTACAAGCCGCTTACCCAGAGTTCGAGCCGTTCCTCATCGACGTAATGGAAGACCTGATGGGATTCCAGTGCAGCGACATACAAATAGACATGGGGAAGTATCTGCAGTACGGGCCGCAGTACCTCATGATCCAAGCACAGCGGTCGCAGGCCAAGTCCACTATCGTCGCGATATACGCGGTGTGGTGCCTTGTGCACGACCCCAAGTACAGAGTCCTCGTACTCTCGGCTGGTGGCGACGTAGCGATGGAAATCGCCAACTGGATCATCCAGATCATCATGAACTGGGACATCCTCGAGTGTCTGCGGCCAGACCGCAACCACGGGGACAGGGCGAGCGCTAAGGCGTTCGACATCCACTACCAGCTCAAGGGCGCGGAGAAATCCCCGTCAGTAGCCTGTATCGGCGTCACAGCCAACATGCAGGGCCGACGAGCCGACCTACTGATCCCAGACGACATCGAGTCGTCCAAGAACGGTATGACCGAGATCCAGAGGCAGCAGCTCCAGCATTTGAGCCGCGACTTCACATCTATCTGCCAGCACGGGCGTATATGCTATATGGGGACGCCACAGACCGTGGATTCCATATATAACGCCCTACCCGGACGAGGATACGAGATCCGCATCTGGCCGGGGCGCTATCCCACGGCTACGCAGCTAGAGCACTACGGCGACCACCTCGCACCGCTATTACGGCGGCGTATCGAGGAAGACCCGTCATTACAGTCCGGCGGCGGCCCACTGGGCGATCAAGGCCAGCCTATCGACCCCCTGCTGCTCCCTGAGGCGTCTCTGACGAAGAAGGAGCTAGATCAGGGGGCAGCGTACTTCCAACTCCAGCACATGCTTAACACGGCTCTCATGGACGCTGACAGGTACCCCCTGAAGCCCAAGAATCTCGTGTGCATGGACTTGAACCCGGATGTAGCACCCGGAGCCATCAACTGGATGCCCTCGCCGGACAACCGGATCAGCATAGCTGGGCAGCCGGACGGCATGGAGCTGTATCGGCCATTCACCCTGAGCACGGAGACATTCGAGTACGAGTCCCGCGCCATCTACGTCGATCCGGCGGGTGGCGGGGCCAACGGCGACGAAACCGTCGCGACTGCGGTCTACTTCCTCCACGGCTACGTGTTCCTGATGGAGCAGCTGCCGCTAGAGGGCGGATTCGCGGATTCCGTGTTCGAGCGCCTCTCAATGTTCGCAGAGAAGCACCGCGTGAACATAATCCACGTGGAGCAGAACTACGGCAACGGGGCATTCGCCCAGATGTGGCGACCAGTGCTCCTGAAGCACTTCAAGGAGGCCGGACACCCCGGTGCACCTCAGATCGAGGACATCCACGAGGTCGGGCAGAAGGAACTGCGTATCATCGACACGCTTGAGCCGATTATGGGCCGACACCGGCTCATCGTCAACGAACAGGTGTGGCACGACGACCTAACGTACGTTCAGAAGTACCCCGTCGACCACCGCACAGTCTATACGCTGTGGAACCAGCTATCAAAGCTGACTCGAGATAAGGGCGCACTAATACACGACGATAGGCTCGACTCCCTAGCGGGGGCCGTCCGTATATTCGTGGAGCGCATCGCAATCGACGAGAACCAGCGCATAGCGCAGAAGCAGACAGACGAAGCAGTCAAGCACATGACCGATTGGGCAACCGTCGGCTCAGTGGAGGCACGCTCCGCGCTATCGACCAAGGCACTACCACCGAAGGCCGGGATAATGCGCTCCGGCGTACTCGGACGACGACCATCCTCTAGGAGAAGACGATGACATACCAGAACCTACCGTACTTCGCGAGCGAGGACTTCGTTCTCTGCGAATACGCCAAAGCAGCAGCCCTACGTACCCCGATCAGGGATGCCATCAACACCGCACGGTCTATGCCGGACGAAAAGATGGAGCAAGTGATCTACGTACTGGAGGCTGCACTAGCGCACATCAAACAAGGAGTAGTCGATGAAGAAGACACTGCTACTAGCAGCGACGATCCTATTGACGAGCTGCTCGGGGCTGCCTAAGCTGAGCGTAACGCCAGTTTCAGCAGACCTAAAAGTCGGTGGTCAACACGACACCGGCACCGCCGAAGACAACATGGTAAAAGTGCAGACCGGAGACACTTCTCAGACGGAGTACGTCACCGACAAGGTCGAGCAGACTTATAATCAAATACAGGAGTACCCACTATGGCTAATCCTAGCATTCGCATTCTGCTTGCCCTCACCACTTTCCTCGTTCTCTCATTGGCGGACACGACGGAGGCTAGAGAAGCAGATTGCTCAGATGTGGTCAGCCCAATCTCAGGCACCTCGTTCCGTGGTCTCATCTGGAGAGCAAAAGACCTAGGCGCAACCAAAGCCGACCTGTACCTGTTGGTACAGAGGTCTCGTTGCAGATCCTATTTAGAACAACTAATCGAATCAACATTTAAGGAGCCATAACATGGCAGATTCAGTAACAGGCGTACCAGTATTCACACTGGCGCAACTCAAGACCATCGGCGCTGGCGCTAACGTAGTTGGCGATACCACTGACGGCGACACCGTACCCGAAGCAGTAGTAGTTCGCGACCGCTGGAACCAATTCGCAACCGTAGCTGTATCCGACGCCCCCGGCGACGGCGGTGACGGCCTTGAACGCGCATACTACGTCAGCAAGTCGCTGAACAACGTATGGCGTCGCCAGAAAGCTGACATCGGTACCTTCGACGGTAACGAAGACGGTCCACACTTCGTAATACCGGAGTAATAGACCATGAGCCGTATATCAGTAACCAACAACAACCAGACCGACGCACCAACTGCACAGACCGCATACGGGCAACGTATACGGACGGCAGCAGTCGCTATGGTTGAGGAAGGACCGAAGTCCATAGACCACCTCTCGGCGGTAACAGCGTACGTACAGTACGTGAAGGACACTCTCGGGCTGACCATAACGTAAGGAGTAGCTTATGTCGACTACAGTCGGAGTAAGCAACAACGCACAGACGCGATTCACCGTACTACCTGCACTGCCTGCACCTATCGCAGTACAGCAGCGCTGCCGAAACGCAGTAGCAGCACTGTTTGTAGAGGCCGAGCGAGGCGCAGATAACAAGCAGATAGTTGAACTGCTGGTATCTGAGCTGGTCCTCGAAGCTGGATTGACGTTGGTGTAACATGAGGGGGCCTTACGGCCCCCAACCCTAAGTATGGAGATCAACATGAAATTATCATTAGGCGGAGGCAATATGCCTGCAAACTGGGGAATGCCGTCACCCCTCTACATTCGAGAGACTGGGCGGTACGAGCACGACGGTATGATATGGAAGGGCAGAGCCGCCATGCAGGCCAGCGACCTAACCGCACTTATGGACGAACTAGGCCCGGACGTCAA